TGTACTGTTTTATAATCGTAAAATTTTATATTACTCATACCCATTCAATTAAAGAGTTTAACTCAGTTTTAGCTTCTTCAATAGTATTAATTTTCATACTTAATTTATTACTATTGCAATCTAGCCATAACTCAGCATCATAACCACTTCCTAAAATACTTTTAGCTGCTTCAAAATACATTTTTTCCATAATTTTTTACTTTTTTGTTTGTTGGTTTATGGTAAATAAATATAAATTTTTCCTTGTTTTCTTGATATGTAATGGTAAACGCCATTTCTTTTAGTTATCGACCCTAAATAAACACTACTTATTACTGCATTATCCTCTACGCCTTTATTTATTGTTCCGTTTTTATTAATTCTGTACCCTGTTTTCGTTGTTTTCATTTTGTTTGTTTTTTGCCCAAGTATTATTGTAATAGCTATTAAATTGAATAGCTTTTTTGTCAATCTCCTGGAGCTTGTTGTAAATTAATATTAGTTTTTTAGTGTTCATTTAATCTAAATCAATACCGTTAATTTCAAACATAGCAATTAATAAATCTGTGAACGGGTCTTCGGTCATTCTTTTACTCCAGAGTTTATCGACTGGCTTTATATATTTAATTGATAAATTACTCATCAATTTAAAAGGATCTAATTCGTAGTTATTTAAAGCATCCTTATTTAGTTCTATTTCTTCCTGTATTGCGTTATAGTTTATGTTTTCCATTTTAAGCACAATTTAAAGCGTTAATTTCGTGTTTTAACATAATGTATTTATATTTCTTTTCGGCTTTATACGATCCGTGCAACTCCTTTAAAATGTCGTATATCCTAACATCAACGTTTTTTCTTTTTATTCGTGGTTTCATAGTTTTAAATATTAAATTTTGGGTCAGGTATAAACATTATATAATTTTCACTATTTGTTAAAGGGTCGTTTAAATTGAAATCAGTCATAAAATTAAAAGGAGTATAAACTCTGTCGTTTTCTTTAGCTGATTCAATAAGTATTAAAGCTTCATTTGGCAGTTTGTCGAGTTCATTCCATTCCGAAGGAGTAAATCCGTTTAATCCTTTTATTAAGTCTGCTGCCTCAAATAAATCTAACATGTAAATTTTCATAGTTCTAAGTTTAAATTAGGTTAATAAATACCAGCGTAATAATTAAAATGAATACCAACTTAAAACAAAAGTTAGTTATTAACGTGGCGTTTTTGTCTGTGAATAGGTTGTCTATTATTTTATACATAACTTTATATTAAATTATCATTAGAAACCCATTTAAAATGCTTTTTCTCGGCTACTATGTAAGCATTATAACCTACTCTTTTACTAACTACATTATAACCGTGCCTAGTTGCATAATTTTTAGCCCCTTGCAGCGTTTTAGATGTATCAATATGACATCCTAAATAATTTAAAGTACCATACATTATAATCATAATATTACTTTTTAAGTTAATTTTATTTTTTAGTTCCTTTGCAAAGATTCGAACTTTGTGAATTTGCCCAATGCAAACAAAGGATTTAAACAGTTTTTACACTTGTTTAGGTGATCTTACTAACTCAAACCTTATAAATTCAACATTTCTTTAATTTCTTCTTCAGCTTGTTCTCTTAGTGAATCAATATCTACATCATCAAATATTTCACCTGTTTCGTGTTGAGCATGTATTATTTCATCGAATAATTCTATCTTTTGCTGAATAGTTGCACCATGTATATTTTCAATTCTATCTAATAATTCCTGTAGAGTTTCAAAAGCTCCCATTCCTTTAAAAGCTTCAAGCATTTTATCATATCTACATTTTAGAACAGCTTCTTTAATATCTTCTAAATCTATATGTAAATAATTTGTTGAAGTTGTGAATTGTTCCAATACTGAAAAATCCATTAACTGCTCTTCATTATCAACAAAACTATCATAATCAATTAAACCATGCTCATTTAACTTATATTCAATAGGTTGTTTTAACTCTTTAAAAGCTTCTAAAAATCTAAATTCATTCATTCTATTTGTTACTGAGTGCATCCAAAAATTCAAAATTATACTTTCATAATCGTAAGAATCAAAAGGCTCTATTTCAACGCCCATCATTTTAATTGGTTTAGGTGATAATGTTTCCATAATATAGTTTTTAAAGGTTTGTTTTTAGTTTGGTTAAATTTTGCCCAATGATTAATAAATTAATTCATATAAGGAGAAGGATAAAGCAATCCATGAGTTAAAGCAGCAACACAAAGTATTACTAAAACAATTAATACAATTAATCGGGGTTTATTTGATAATGCGATATTAATTAAATTTTTCATAATATAAAGTTTAAATTGTTTGTCTTATTTCGATATTCAAATATACATACATATATTAATATATACAACAATAATACAATATATTTTAATAAATAAGTCAATTAGATAAGATAGTATTATAATCAGGTTAAAATAATATCACAATTCAGCCCAATGAATAAACAACACCTATAAAGAAACAAAAAACAATCCATTTGTATATCAATAAAATATATGCTAACTTTGATAACTATAAGTAAAAGCAATTTAGCCCAATAAATAAAAGATCATAAGCAATGAATAAAAAGAAACCATGTAAACAAGTAAAGAGTATAAATGATAATAAAGTAGGTGCACCGTTCAAATATGAACCCGAAGAACTTGCCCAAAAAATAAAAGATTACTACAAAGAAATAGACAATAACCCTATAGAGAAAAAGAAAGTAGAAACGTCAAACAAAGATACAAAGGAAACAATCGAGTATATCAAACGTCCATACACTATTGAAGGGCTTTGTAATTACCTAGACATAACATGTAAAACGTTTAGAAATTGGGAAAACAATGAACAATTATTACCCCTCATCACACGTGCGAGACAAACAATATACGATAATAAGCTGGAGGGCGCGACTGCTGGCATCTTTAATTCTAACATCGTTGCATTGGATTTAGGTATGGCGAGAAAGGAACAGGAGCAACAGGCTGGTTTGCTTATTCCTATAGGTACAAAGGAAGCAAAGGCAATACTACAAAGCCTATCGGATGAGTACGGCGAACTCCCAGAACCTAAAACGATAGATGTTGAGTCTGAAACAGTCGAATAGGGTTAAAATAGTATCAGTAGGTGCTAATCTGCACACGGTGGAGACAAAAAATAAGGCTGAAATAGTGTAATAGTAATACGATATTAACCTAAATTAACTAAATCAATGTTAAAATAGTACTATTGTATTAATATGGTTCGGTCTGGAGCTCCAAACGTTTAGCCGATACGAACTAAACAAAGCAGCCCAACAATTAAGAATGTAAAACCAATTGATAATATATATAAGACGAATCAACCTGGAGTATGAAGTTAATTTATTTCAATCATTCAATTAATAGTAGGCTTTGAAAGTGTAATGTATAAACCCCCGATGAATAAATAAAAGACTATTATTGAACACCCCCTAACCCCCACGAGGCGAAACCGAGGTACGCTTCAATGCTCTCAAAAAAATTTACCAAAAATATGAAATATTTGAAACAGGTGTTGATGTATTGGTGCGTAACATGGTTTGATTAGTGGTTTTCAGTTGATTTAAGGTTGTTTTATGTGTTCGGTGGTATGTTTGTATGGTTGGAACGGTGTAATCTATGTGAGACGGTCTGAGAAAAAATGTCGTTGATTGCTACGCAATTAATAAAAGGCTTGGTTGTTTGGTGTGGATTTGTTATATTTGCTATAGATGGCAAAAAAAGAGAATACATTTCCGTTGAGTAGTGAGGTTGAGTTGGTTGTTACGAAGGGTGATAAATGTTTTCGTAAGATAATGACTTATGCTGCTGCTTTGGATTGGAATAAGTTGCCTGGCTATCGTTATCAGTATTTTGAGGTAGGTTTTTGTTCAATAAAGGAGAATTTATGATTGCTAAAGATAAGGCTAAAGAAATGGTTGGTGATTATTCTGCTTATGCTTGGGTTGGATATTCCGAGAATGAGTGTAGAGATAATGCTATTAAGTGTGCGTTGATTGATGTTGTTAGAATACTATCGGTTTTAAAAGGTTTGAAATCTACTGTTGAGATACTGTGCGAGTATAGGTTTTGGTTTGAGGTTAAAATAGAGTTAGAAAAGTTTTAGTTTGATTTAAATATTTTTTTTGTATATTAGCAATATTAAGTTTCATAGTCTTAATTTTTTCATTTTATTTTTATTTGGTTAATATCCCACAATTATTTATTTAGTTGTGGGTTTTGTTTTTTTTCGTATATTTATACTTTAAAACAATATTATGGATGATTTAGATATTATTATAGAATCTTTTGAGCAGAATGATGATGATGGGAATTGTATGTTTAGTGGCTCGAGTTTAATTATCAATGGAGAAAAGGTTGATAGTAATGGAGATCACATTTCTGCAATATTAAAACACTTAGGTTATAACGCAACAGTTTATTATAATTAAAATGGAATTACAGAAACAATTAGACGATAAAATATTAGAACGCCAAAAGTTGATACAATCTAATATTAAGAATAATACATTTAGTATTGAAACTGATGGTAGTTTTAAGATTAAGTTAGAATCATTGAACACTGAGATTGGGCAATTACAAGATAACATATTAAAAGAAATCTATGAATAGTTACAAAGCACAAAAAAGAAAAAGTATAAAAGATCGAATGTTAACTTTAAAGGAAGCTGATGAATTTGCTAAACAAACATTTATTGCTTTAAGAAAGGATGATACTTGTTTGAAAAGATTTTTACGTTTTTTAAGAATTATACCACAACAAAAATTATAGTTTGGCTAGAATAACTGAAGCGGAAAAGAATACGTTAAGGGTAATAAAACATAGGGCTGAAAATAGTTTTATGTTTTTCTGTATGTACTTATTCAAGGAAAATAACAATATTAAGTTTCTACCATACAAGCACCTTTTGATGATTTCTGAGAAGTTAGAAGCAGTTGCAAGAGGTGATTTGAAACGTTTGATTATTAATATCTTTCCAAGGTCAGGTAAAACTGAGATGGCTGTAAAGCTCTTTATAGCTTGGGGCTTAGCACTTAATCAACGTTCTAAATTTATTCATTTATCTTACTCTGGAGATTTAGCTATTGATAATTCAGCAATGGCTAAAGAGTATATTAATTCTGACGCTTTTCAAAAGTTGTGGAAAATGGATTTACGTGTTGATAGCAAAGCAAAACAGAAATGGTTTAATAAGCAGGGTGGTGGTTGCTATGCAACATCTACTAATGGTCAGATTACAGGTTTTGGAGCTGGAGATACTGTTGCTAGAGAGTCAAAAGATTTTAAAGGTTTTAGTGGTGCTATTATTATTGATGACCCTAACAAACCTAGTGATACATTTTCAGATATTGAGCGTAATAAGGTAAATATAAGATATAATAATACTATTAGATCAAGGATAAACAATCCAAGAGAAACACCTATTATTGTAATTCAGCAAAGATTACATGAAGATGATATGAGTGGATTTTTACTTGCAGGAGGTAGTGGAGAAAAATGGGAGCATTTAAACTTACCTGCTTTAGATGAAAATAATGTACCATTATGTCCTGAGAAGTTTACGTTTGAAGAATTGGATAGTTTGAGGCAGGCTGACCCATATACTTTTAATGGTCAATATATGCAGTCTCCTACTCCTGGAGATGGTGGAATGTGGATGAAACATTGGTTTAATAAAAAATCATTGTCTGAAATACCAAAAATAGATAGTTGGCAACTTTATATTGACGGTGCTTATACTAAAAATACAAAAAATGACCCTACTGGATTGATGATTTGTGCTAAATCAGATAAAAATCTTTATGTTTTATCCGCAGTTTCTAAATATATGGAAATGCCTGAGTTGTTGAAATATATTCCTGAGTATATCAACAGCTTAGGAGTGTATGTTGATAGTGTTTTGATAGAGCCAAAGGCGAGTGGACTTTCTATGGCTCAACTTTTAAGAAATCAAACAAACTATAATGTAATAGAGCTTAGAGGTAAAATTTTACGAGAAAGTAAGATTGAGAGAGCAAGTAAATCTTCACCGTATATTGAGAGTGGTAAAGTGTTTTTGATTGAAGGAATGTGGAATGAACCATTTTTAGAACAAATATCTAAATTCCCATTAGCTAAACATGATGAATATGTTGATTTACTTTCTTATGCTATTGATAGAGATTTATTTAGTAAACCTAAAGCTAAAATTATTTGGTAATTGTTTTAATTTATTGTATATAGTGTAATTATAGATTTTTTTTATTAACTTTGTATTTAAATATATTCCAAAATGACTTTTACGGACGAACAAGCTATTGAATTAATAAAAGTAAAACAAGTTTTATCACCTGAAATGGTTAAGCTTAGAGCTGATTCTAAGGAATTATATGCCTTAATAGAAGGTGATATGTTCAAAGAAGAGTTAATTTCCAAGATTGAGCATATTGAAGGTGAGGACAAATCAAAAGCACGTAAAAAGTATTCAAGAGATGTTCAAGATTTCTTTGAAAGGTTATTTCAGCCAATTGATAATATTTCTTATGCTACTGGAGGTAATAAAGTTTACAATATAGAAACTGAAGCTGTTAAAAAATTATTTTTAAAGCAAATTGATAACATAAAAGATAGTAATACACTTCAGCATTGGATAATGAGTGTTGGTATTAAGCTTAGGCACGTTGACCCAAATGGATTAATGTTTATGGAGTATAGAACAGAGCCGAAAAGTGAAATTTATCCAACATATAAGAGTATTAATGATATTAGATGCTACGAAAGAAGAGGGCAATTATTGGAATGGTTGCTTTTTGAACCTGTAATGATTGATGATAAAGAGCATTTTAGATTTGTAGATGATACTACTGATAGAACATTTAAAAAAGAAGGTGAAACATTTATATTAGTTGAGGAGTTATCTTTCCCTCATCCATTTATGGAAGTTCCAGCAGTTATAAATTCAAATTTAGTTAAAGTTGGGAAGGATTATAGAATTTCTGACATTACACCAATTTTAGGATTATCAAAAGAGTATGCTCGTGACCAATCTATAAAAACTATTTATAAATTCTTACAAGGATTTCCTATTCATTGGAGATATGTTACTGAATGTGATGATTGTAAAGGTACTAGTAAGGATTCTAAAGGTACTTGTAAAAAATGTGACGGTAGAGGATTTTTACAAAAATCTGATGTTACGGATATAGTTACATTGCCAATACCAACACAAGATACACCTATAATTCCTGAGATTGCTGGTAATATAACACCTGATTTAGAAACATGGACTCAATATAATGATGAATTAAATACTTTTGAGAAAATTGCTTTTAGAACTTTTTGGGGTACTTTACAAGGTTTAGAAGAGTCTATTGGCGGAAGAAAAACAACTACCGAGGTTATATTTAATAAGCAACCTATTGAAAATAGACTTAATAAATATGCAGATTATGCTGAATTTGTAGAATGGAAAATGTCTAATTGGATTTTATCATTTTTAGATAGAAACGAAGATTCAGAAAATAAAGTAGTTATTAGATATGGTAGAAATTATGTTATCGAGCCAAGTGATACTATTTTAGCACGATATGAAGAGGCAAAAGGAAAACAAGAAAATGATGTTGTATTAGATGAGCTTTTTAAACAATATCTACAAGCTACTTATAGAACAAATCCAATTGAATTACATGTAAATATTAAAAAGTCAGAAATAGAACCATATTTACATCAAGTATTGAAAGATGTATTTGATATTTTTGGAAATGAAGAAGCTCAGAGAAAAGTGCTTTTTGGTAAATGGTGGAATACTTTGACTGATTCCGATTATAAAAAAGATAACGAAACTTTAGAAAAAGAATTTAATACATGGTTTGATACCAACAAGAAAGTTGTTGATGAACCTAAAGATAAATCGGCTGATGGTCAGCCAAGTTAATTTAAAACAATAATTATGAATACAACAATGGTAGTGTGTAACATCTACAAGTTATTTAAAGATGGTAAAAGTTTTACCAAGGAAGGAAAAAAATTAAAAAGATCGAACTCAGTTGTAACAAGACAATGGGCTGAAGAAAAAAGTGCCAATTGGAGAAATTCAGGTTTGTTATTTGAAATAGATGATGAAAAAACAGCCGAGTATTACAAAAAAGGAGATTTAAAACGTCAAATGCGTAAGGACGCTGAAAACAAAAAGAATCAACTTACTGAAATGGCAAGTAATATGCTTGAAAATGCAAGTAAAGTTGTAGATGTTGATGAGGATGTTGATGAGTTAATTAGGTTAAAAGCAGAATATACTGAAAAATTCAATAAGAAACCATTTCACGGATGGGGTATTGATAAACTAACCGAAAAACTACAATAATATGGCTTTAGAAAACGCACAAGAAATAGAAAAAGTATTTGGACTAGAAGAAGGACAATTAGCCCAAATGGTTACGAGTGAAGAAAATCATTCGATTGATATTAGTGATTTATATATTACTAAAAAAAGTGATAACGATACTTTAATAGAAAACCTTAAAAAAACTTATCGCCAAGAGGGTGTTGAAGTAGCTGTTAAAACTGCAAGAAACGAATTAGGTTTAGAATTTGAAGGAAAGAAAACACTAACACCATTATTAGAAGCTTACGCTAAGAAAGTTGAAGCTGATGCCAAAATAGCACCTAATGAAAAATACGACAATCTTAAAATAGATTTCGATAAAAGAGGTAGTTTAATTACTGAATGGGAAAGTAAATTTAACAATTTAGAATCTACTTTTAAACAAAAAGAAAGTCAACGAACAATTGATAATACACTTTTAAATGCTATTCCAGATAACACAACTATTCCTAAACAAGATATTTTAGCTATTCTTAAATCAAGAAATCAATTTAACGTTGGTGAAGATGGTTTTGAAATTATTAAAGATGGTGTAGTTCAAAAGAATAATAAAAATATGAATTTACTTACTCCAGGTGAATTTATGAAAGATTTTATCACTCCATATTTAAAAGCAGCAGAAGGTGGTAAAGGCGGTAAAGATTCTAAAAGTGGTGGTCAAGAATCATCTCTAGAATTATTTGATAAAATTATGAATGAAAAAGGAGTAAACGTAGGTAGTGAAGCTTACAATATGGAAATGTCAAAAGCAATTAAGGATGGAACATTGAAGTTTTAATTTTGTTTTTCATATATTTTTAAACCCTACTAGAAATAGTGGGGTTTTTCATTATTAAAATCTATACTTTATTATTTTTCTATAAGTTATTGTTATATCAATAATTATTTGTAACTTTGTTTGGATATCTTATCTCGACAAACACGCATTGAGTTAAATGCAAGGTCAAAGGCTGGTAAGCCATAAGTATTTTTAACTATAAGTTTAATTTTTAAAATCAAATACAAATGGCAAATAGAACAACAGCCAATTTAGTAAAAGCACAAGCTAAGTTATTAAGTGCTTTTCAAGCGCAAGAGCTTCGTTTCAGAAATCCTGTAACATACTTAGCATTTAAATTAAGTGGAGCAATTATGTTCCCAAATTACGATATGTTACGAACTAGAGAAGATCGTACAGTCGAAACGAATTACAAATTAAGAGCAGCTCGTACTTTAGGTACTGGAGGTAGAACACATAACCATACTGGTGTAAAAGCTGATACTGGAACGTTAACTCCTTCTTGGACCACTTATGATGACACTTTTAATATGTCTTTAAAGCAATCTGACAATTCTTTATATAGTGCTGAAGAGCAACTTAACCACGAGATTCAAGAAGTTATTGCTAATATGGCAGAAGGATTAGAAACAGTTGCTACTAATTACATTTTTAATAACAGATCACAAGTGAATATTATGCCAGCAGGTATTGAAGGAACTTTTGATCCTGTAGATCATGCTTTTGAAATTACAGAAACAACTAATGGCGATAGAGCTATTCAAATTACAAAATCTGTAATGCACGTTAACAAATATAGCGGAAGTAATTTAGCTGTATTCTGTGATACTGTTTCTTTTAATAAATTTGAAAAAGATGCTGCTCAAGGTGCTAGTAATGCAACCAACTTATCTTTCCAATTTAACGGTGTAACATTTATTCACTCTGTTGAATTAGGTGCATTAGGAGCTGGCTTAGTTAGTGCTTACAACAAAGGATTCTGGATTGTAGCAGAGATGGGAACATTTGGTGTTTTACCTTGGATTCCTAAGCAAAATAGAAATGGTGTAGATACTAAAGAACAAACGTATTCTTCATTAATGAATCCTGTTGATGGATTTAGTTATGCGGTAAACACATATTCTGAAAGAGCTGATGATAGTGCTAATAATGGATATACTCAAGATGAGGTGACTCAGTATGAAATTACAATTGACCAAGCATTTGAGGATGCTCCGTTGTCAACAGCAAATGAAACTGTATTCCAAGCATTTGCATTAGTATAAATGTTTCAAGTAGATAAAATATCAACAAAACTTTATGGTATAGTCGGGTTAAGAGATTCTTTTAACCCAGACTACGCCATATTAGATACAGATAACAAAGCTAGTAGTAGTGGATATTATGTAACTGACAATGCTTATGTAAAGTTAGAGTACATAAAAGATTCACAAGACTACAAAGATATTTCTGATGTAGAATTTAATGAATACTTAAAAAGATTACAACAATCAAGTATTATTAATGTTTGCCATAGAGTGTTTAATAGGTTTGATTATTTGGATAGAAATCTACTTTACATAAATGCCCAAAATAAAGTTAATCAAGAAGCTTTACTTGATGGTTTTGTTGGTTATAGAATTGAAGTGTCGCAAGATAAAAATATTGCATTTGAGATTAAGCGTGTGTTGTTAGACTTCGACACGTTAGGCACATTTAAACTGATGCTATTTAATACGTCAAAGCTTGAACCTATCTTAGAAAAAGATATTACAATAACTGAAAAAACTCAAGAAGAGATTTTAGATTGGAAAGTTGACAACTCTGATATTACATATAAAGGAGATTATTATTTAGGATATGTTAAAACTGGTACAACACCAATTCCTTTTAAGCGAGATTATGATAATGCTGATGTCATGTCTGATATTTCTCATTTAAGAATTGAGAGAGTCCAAGTTAAAAATCATACAGCAGAAACATTATTTGATTTAACTAATGAAGAAGGATTAAGTGAAAATATTGGAATAAACCCTGACATTACGGTTTATGAAGATTATACTGATTTAATTATTCAAAATGAAATGCTTTTTGCAAGAGCTATTGAATTAGATTTTTCAATATCTATTCTTAGGGAGCAAATAAACTCTTTAAGAACTAACCAAAATCAGAGAGATGCTGAGAAGCAGTCAACGAGAATTTTAGCTGAAATTGAGGGTACTGATGGTGATGTACCAATTAAATTAACAGGTTTAAGGTCTTTATTAATCGGTGAGATTAGTCAAATTTCAAGAGAGATTCATAAGATAAGAACAGGTTATTTTAATAATAACATAAGAGTTAATACACTAAGCTAATGATTTATCTAAAAACAAATCCAGTAGGAATAGATATACAAATTCAGCGTATGCAAGAGTACTTATATGATAAGTTGAATACATCGTGGGGTTGTGATATTAACGCTTATGGAAGAGCTTATATAGATGAGGATAATGATACAAGTATTAAACCTATAGTTTTTAAGGGTGGTGTTGATTATAAAGAGGTTTTAACTGATGATAAGGTTGATGCTCAATTCTTTTTTGTAGAGGAAAACTCTGAAACAATATCAAATTCTTGCATATCATCAAACAATTTAAATCTTATTTTTATTGTAAATGATTTAAGAAAAGTTAAAGGTAGTGTAACACATTATGCAGATGAAGAAATAAAAGAAGAGGTTAAATCTTACATAAAAAGTTTTTGGGAAATGCAATCAGTGATAAAAGGTAAGGATTCATTAGATGGATTTGATGTAAGTCAATTGAAATTTTTATATCCTTACTTTGTATTTAAAATATCAGGGTCTATTAATAATTATTAAAACAAAAAAACATGAATTATAGCGAATTATGTACACCTAGTGGAGAATTGTTAGGGACAGGTAGAGGTACTTGTGCTAAATCTCTTGGTGCAGACATTAAATTTATTTTAACAGATGAATCTGTTAAAGGAACAGCAGCACAAGTAAACTCACAAGCTTTTTGGGATGCAGCTATTAAAGCTGGTACAGCTCATCCATTTCCAGAAGTGGTTGAAATTGAACCTCAAAATGTAGAGGCTGCATATTATGAAGCTCCAAGTGGTGCTACATTTAAAACAAAGAATGAAACTAGAAAAACAATGTACAAGTTTATTGAAAACATTGTTACTCATAGTGGAATGAAATCATATTCTGATAGAAGTTGGAAAGTTTGGTTTTATACTAAAAATGGATATTTAAGAGGTCATACGGTTTCTGAAGATTTATATGAAGGATTAGATATTTCTACTTTCTATGTAAACGCACAAGAAACACCAACTTTTGATGCTGTTGAACAAACACCAGTTGTAATGGAGCATAATGAAGTTGATGATTGGGATAAAGAGTTTTTCGTAGGTCAACCTGATTTCAATATGA